CCGCCCTCAGAATCTTTTTCTACGATCCTTTTCCTGTGATAAAAGGTCTCAATCCTGCTTCTCCGGAGTCTCATAGGTCTTCCCTCCAATCCTCGCAAGTCGATACCGGTTCATGGTGTCGTAGATCTGCTTTGGAGCATCATCAAAAGTGTAATTTTCTCCACCTTCGCTTCTGCTCTTTTCCCCCTCAGTTCCTATCCGGTTTAGCGCGATTACTGCAAGATCTCTGACAGCCTTTTCCAGTCCGGTAACGATATGCGTGCGATTTGTATAGGATAAAACGAAAGCTTCTGCATCCTCTAAAAGAAGCTGCAGAAGCTCTTCGTCTTTCTCACCGGTGATCTTTTTCAGCTTTTCCAGATCGGTCATCTGATCACTTCCTATCAGCCATTAGTAATCAAGCGTGCCATCGGAATAGCCTTTTGATCAAATGCAATATTCCAGTTTGCTGTTGCGAACAGCTGATCATCTGTCGGAGATTCAGTCCAGCTTGATTTTGGTTTTGTGAAGCTGAATCCATTCGGATGGATAGTTTCTCTCATTCTGGTGATCAGCTCATCCTGGCCACCATTCTTCTTTGGATCACGATTTGTTTCAACAGGTACATCAACACGACCTTTTGCAGTACGGATAACTCCCTGTCCAAACAGGTATGTTGTATACTTCTTCAAATCTTTGTTAGCATCAGAACCGCCAACAGTAACACACGGTACACCATCATCAACAATAACTGTGTAGCCATTTACAGATGCAATATTCATTGGACGCTGAATGCCATTTGCATCTGTATACTTCCAAAATTCCAGAAGCTGTTTGTTTTCCAGTGTTTTTGCTACATCGGAATGCATGATTGCAAGGCCAAACTGATCTTTGTGGTCACCACAAGCCATTGTTGCAAGATCGTTAAGGTCAGTTTCTGCAATGTTTCTTGCAGTGGCAGATTTTGAACACAGGTCAAGAGTGTGACTCTCGTTCCATTTCTTTGCATTTCCCGATACACCAGTAATACCAAATACAGCATCTGTGATGCCAATCAGACGTTTCTGGCGTCTCTTCTGCCAATATCTTGCAATTGTAGCTACGATATGTCCCATCGGATCAGCACCAGAAAGTTCTGCAGTAAAGTTACGAGCAAAGAATCCTTTTGCTCTGCCATATACGATACCACTCTGAGAACCACCAGATACCTCTTCCACTTTGATGTCAGTCTGACCATCATAGTTCTGATCTTCTCCATCAAGTGTGTTGTAAAACGGAATCGTGTAAAAGTTTCCGCTGTTTGCGATTCTTTCCGCAATAACCGGGTCTTCTACAACAGCACCAGATTCGATCATTGCTGTGAGATACGGATCCGGTGCTTCATTCCACATCTGCATAAATAATTCCTCATCAAATGGAATTCCAAAAATTGTTCCTGCCATTTACTTTTCTCTCCTTTTTTTATTTGCCGGATAACTGCTTGTACAGTTCCGGATTTTCTGTTTTCAGTTTCAGTCTTTCTGCGTATCCCATCTTGGAATACATTTCTTTTGTGATGCCTTCCTGTTCTGAAGCTTTCTTCGGTGGCTTTCCACCTTTCAGCTTTTCTTCCACAGCTGCCTCAACAGCTTTCTGGAAGGTTACTTTTACAGTCTCCATAGACTTTTTGCAAGCATCGGCATCTGTATAATTCAGAATCTCTGCAAGCTCCTGTGGGAGTCCATCACCAGCAAGTGTGTTTCTTGCCTCTACCATCAGTTCTTTACGAGTAATAGCAGCTTCTCTTTCAGAAAGTTCTTTTTCTTTCTTCTGCTGCATGTACTGTGCTTTCTCTTCTTTTGTCATCTTTGCCAGCTTCTCAGCCTCAGAAAGCTTATCATCCGTCAGTGCCTGCCATTTCTCCTGTGCATTGGTTACTGCCGTATTGACTGCTTTCTGGACACGCCTATCAAACTCTGCCTGATTACCGCCTGTTTTCAAGAAATCATCGAAGGACAGAGGTTCATTCTCATCTGAACCGCCTGCTCCACCGGCTCCGCCGCCATTACCGCCTTCATCGCCGGTCCCAGCACCGTTTCCGCCTTCTGCAAATAACTGCAGATTCATTGGAACTTTACACATTACTTTAAATACTTTATTCCTCATTTCTTATCCTTTCCGCCCAGCCTATTCACTACTGTGCCCGGGCCATTCGTCTCAGATTCTGTAGTTTTATGTCATTTCGGACACAAAAAATAAGACGCTTCACCCCGCGCCTCATAGGGAGATAACCGGATCACCTTATCCCTTCTCCTTACCTGCTGCCTTTTCTGTTTCTTTTGTGATCTCAGCAACACCTTCCTGAATCAGGTGTTTAGCTCTTTCATCATCAACTTCCAGAATATCGCCAACTTAAACGATTTTCTTTAACTTGATGTCACTGTAGCGTTTAATGCACTTTACCTTCACCGTTCTCACCTCCCTCTCAATCACTGTGTGTTGCTTTTAATCCAAACTCTGGAAGAAAATTAATCTCGTAATGATATTTATCTACAGCTGATCCGGAAATATCTTCAACTACATACATTGTGTAGTCATTCAGATACACATAATCTTTCTGATATTTGTTATCCGCTGTCTCAATAATTACTTCCAGCTCGTTGTCAGAATTATTCTTCAATGCAAATGTTCCAGTCAA